TCCACCCTGCGCCACGCTCAGTGGCGTCGTCAGGCCAGTCAGGGACGTGATGTTCGAGTTTGCCCCGGCCTGTGCCGCGGTGTATCCAAGCGCCGCTTGCTTGCCCGCGATGTCACCATCCAGTTCGACAATCGCCGCCTGAAGGTTGGTCGCGGCAACACTGCCTGCTGGCGTGAACACAACGTCTTCCGCGTCATGTGAATGCACCGCGTCCGCCTTGGCTGCGTTGACCTGAAGCGCGTCGTACATCGCGGCTGCACAGGGACGCGAACTCATCCTGTCGCCGGCAGTCCAGGCTCTCTCTAGGGTATTGTCCTGGGCACGAACGACGGTCAATGTGTCACCACTGCGGGCGGTGACCTTAACGATCTCGATGTGGTTAGCCGAGTCCACCAGCGTGATGTACTCGTACTCGTCAACACCGTAACTCGGCAGCAGTGCGCCGTACCCCGTGGTCAGGGGGATGGTCGTGGCACTGGAGGAGATATTCGAGGCAATCGGTGCCGAGAAGTTGTTGGTGAACTTGATGCCTATCATTTCACATCCTTTGCCAAAGAACAGAACGCGCTCGTCCCCGCCGGATTGACAACGTAACTCAGCACATCAATCGCGCCATTGGTTGCGGTCAGCGTCGGTAGCGTGCCCCCGGCAAACTTCCAAAATGCGTTGTAGCCCAAGGTCTTTGGTGCGCTGGCATGTTGCGTCAAGTGAATCACCCCGCGCTGCCCGGCAACCTTATTCGTCGGCGCGGCCAGGGTCGTGTTTTCGGTTAGCGTGTGGTTGAAGTTGTTCGACAGATCAAGGTCAACCGCAATGCTGGCGGACGTGCTGGTCAGCGCAACGAACGCACCGCGTTGAGCTTTGGTGTATGTGTTGTTGCGCGCAGCGAAGCCGTTCAGATACTCCGTCCGGTTCAGCAACGCCTGTGCCTGCAGGTTCATCGGGCCAGCGGGTCCGCCAAGGACGAGGGTAGTCGTCTCGTGCTGCACCACGTCACTCATTACTGGGGTTGGGGTCAGGTTAGCCATGTTTATGCTCCGCTCCCGTTCAGCCGGGAAATGATATCGTTGATCTTGGCGACTGCCTGGGGCAATGTTGCGTCAGCCGGTAGTCGCGCCAGTTCGCCACTCCGCGCGCCTGTGATGTCGTCCAGGATCAGCTTGACCGGGCGCAGCACGCGGGCCGTTGGCTCATCAAGCCCAGTGGGCGCGGGGATGGTGGGCTTTTTCATACCTGGGTCAGTTCCGCAATCGAGTTCGCCATCGCGATCCGGCGCACGGTCTTGTTGCCAGACACGGCGATCTCCCAGGTGTCGCTCTGGAACCCGCTCGGCAGGCGCATCGGAAGGTTGTTGGTGACGTTCGCCGCATGGCGCAGGATGCCGTCCGCATAGACCTTGACCGAAAGCGTCAGGCTGTCAATCGCACTGGAGTTGATCATCTCGGTGCCGTTCCAGTCGTACTGGTTGATGCCGCAGTCCGCCCAGCCGGATTGATACGCCCCTGCGGCCCATAGGTTAGCGTTGATGATCGCGTTCGCGTCAGCAATCGCTTTGGCGGCTGCGGTGGCTGCCCCCCCGCTGTTGTCGGCGATCACCTGAAGCGATGAGAAGTTGGTCGGGTGCGGCAGCACAAACAGTTTCGAGCGCCATTCGTAAGGCGTGCGGTTGTACTCGTCACCGTCGAACTGCATGACCTCGCCACCTGAGACGATGTACAGCTTGCCTGTGTCGGCGCGGATGTGGGTCGCGGTGGTGAAGGTGCTCATCTCGGTCAAGGGCGACGACGGCACCGACGTGTCCAGCACCAGGCCAGCGCCCATGTCGCTCTCTAGTCCAGCAACGCCGTTCATCTCTTGCGTGCCGTCCATCGCATACGCGCCGTTCATGATGAATGGGACATTTTCGATGATCAAGTACCACATCGTGTAACGCTCGTCGTACCAGATGCCGTGCATCGCGTCCGGGGCGTATGTGCCCCATTCTTCCTGGGTGAACAGCGCCTTGGTCAGCGAGTCAACGCCTGCGCCCTGGATGTAAGCAATACCGTTGTAGGTGGCGTAAAGCACGCCGATCCCGTCCGTCACAGCAGAGCGTTTGGATACGCAAGGGGCGTACTTGGTCAGCCGCTCCATCGTCATACTGTCCGGCGTCAAGCCGGAGCAGAAGTAAGGGTGCCCAGTGGTCAGCACATACATACCTTGCGACACAGCCACCAGTGCCACTATCGGCTCATTGGTCGTCAGGCGGTAACTGGCGGGCCAGGCGTGGGGTTTGTAAGGTTCGCAGAAGTACAGTTCGTTGCCGAGGAACGCGGCCAGGTTGCCGTTGGCCATCGAGGTCAGTCCGGTCAGGCCCGCAGGCGGTTCGTCGTAGTGCGTCGTGCCCAGCGGCTCTGCTAGGTCGTCATTGGCCACGGTGTCCGGGAACGTGGTGGTCGCCGTCTCGCCGACGTACAGGTACTCTGTACTACTGAGTCGGTAGATGCGACGTTTGGTGAACTGGTAGTCGCCGGTCGGGAAGGCGGACAGGGCGGACAGGTTGACCGAGTTACCCGGCTGGATAGTGATCGTAGCGGGCGGTGACGGGGCGCTCTCTTCCTCAACCCCGGAAAATTCTGAGATGTTTGTGTAAACGTAGACCCGGTCTTCGTTGTCGCCGGAGCCAACTCCCGCCAGCGCCAGGGTCGGGGCCAGTGTGGGGGCGGGAACGCCGAGGTTCAGCGTCGTGCGCGGGTAGGTGCCAGTGCCTGTCACGCCCAGGGTAGAGTCGGTCTTCTTCGGGCCACCATCGCCCGTGAAGTAATAGCGATAGTTGCCGGTGGTGTCCGCAACCGGGCCGAGGACGATGTTCACGTCGGTCAGCCAGTTGTACCAGACGCCTTCGCCCTGGTCGTAATAAATGGTTTGCGTCAGGGGATCGACCGGCGTCATCGGGATCAACGACAGCGGCTTGCGCCAGCCTTTGATTGCGCCACTGTGCAGACGCACATCCTGCGCCAGTTGCGCGGCATTGCCGGTCAACATCGCCGGGTCGGTGCGGGGAGACATCCCCCCGAATTGGTCGATGGCGATGACGGTCATGGGTTAGATCACACTGAGCGAGACTCGCAGGGGTACGGTTGTCTGGGCGCGATCAGCCTGGATCGATGCCGCCGTACATCCTTGCGAGAAACGCATCCTGTTGACCTCAGCCATGGCAGGGTCGCTAAAGGGTTGGTTGGGCACTGACCGCAAGCGGGCCAGGACGCCCTCAATCAGCGTGTCATTCCAGTCCCGCATGAACAGGTCGTCGATCTGGGTAGCATCTTTCTTTGGTGCAAAGGACGCAAGGACGGTCAGGTCGCCTGTGGTAGCCACAGGGGGGTGCAGGGTGAGCACGCCAGCGGCATGTGTGTAATGGGTTGCTATCGTGCCAATGGTGCCCGTATCCAACGCAAACGCGCCGAGTTCATTGGCCGGAAGAAGGTCTGCCGTGCCCAGCTTTACCATGGGTACTGCGATGACATCCTCATCCAGATTATCCGGGATCGTCGCGGTCAACGCGGCTACGATGCTGACAACGACTTTACGTCGAACTGGCTCCGCGCGCCGACAGAACTCAATCGCTGCATCAACAATGGCGCGATCGGCTAATGGCTCCGAACAGCCCATGACGTGGTGCATGAAGTAGGGGTAGAACGTGGTCAGTGGTGTCATGCTTCCGGCCTCGCCTGGATGCCCGCGTCAGTTTGGTTGCGTGCGCCAACGGCACCGTCAAACAGTTGCCGGTGCGCAGCGGCACGCTGTGCGTTCGCCGGGTTCTCCGAGTCCTTCAGGAAAGCGCGGAACAGCACGTAATCGAGTAGTGCGCTGGCGAAGATGTCATCCAGCGCCAGGTTGCCTGTTGCCACGCCGGTCACCGTTGTCACGTCAACCGGGTTGACGGCATAGATCGCGTCCACATAGATGGCCGTGGCTGGGCGCGGGAAAACGTAAAAGTTCTTTGGGTTGCGCGGGTCAAACACACCATGCCTGATGGCCGTGGCGGCGGTCTGTGTGTGCCAGTCGGGTCGCTGCACGTCGAGAATCTCGCGCGTGACCATGCGTATCGGCGCTCCCGGCGTCAGGCCGTCCGCGCCCATGTTGCGCACCAGGTCAATCAATCGAATCGCGGCAGTCGGCAGGCTTTGTTTGGTGTTCAGGGCCGTCAGTTGCATCGCCGTGTTGGCCACACTGGCTTCCGGCTTGAACAGGCACACCTCGCGCTGCCCGTCGTTGAACCACTGCACCAGTTCGTCGACCGGCCAGCGGACACCACTGTCTTGCAGGATCGTCGCAGCGCGATCGAGGATGGACGATGCGGCGATCGTCATGCGATTAGCCCGTCACCGGGCTGTTCATCATGTTGCGGATTTTGACCCGCATGTTCTTCTCAGTCATCTGAGGGTGCAGCTTCTGGCCGAACTGACGCTGCGCGAACTCACGCAAGGCGTTGTCGTCCATAGCGTCAAGCTGCACCAGCGGTGCCAACTCGACGTCTTCTTCAACCTGCTTGACGGGTTGCGCCAGCACCGCCATCGCGGCCTTCTTCAACGCAGCACCATCTTCTTTGTTCGCCAAAGACCACACACCATCAAAGGCGACGAACTTGGCGGCAAGTTGCTCGGGCACATACTGCACACTGGCCGGGGTTTCCCAGACCAACCCGGTGCCAAACATATTGTCCGGTCGAGGGAACGCTTTGCGTCCCGTGTACTTGATGCCGATCAGGTCCATACCTTCTCCAGAATTAGGGTGCCTGGGGTGCGAACACCCCAGGACTTGGTGCAACTATCAGGCTGCGCCGACGTGCTGACCGAGGGCCACTGCAGTGGCAACACCGGCCGCGCCAGTGCCTACCGTGCCGAGCAAGCACTCAAGAAACGAGTCCTTGGTCACGGTCACCGGCTCAAACACCATTGCCTTCTTGTTGATGGATGCGAGGACGGTGTCCCCAGCCGCGACCAACTCCGTCGCGGTGCTCCCATCTGCGGGGGTCAAGCGCAATGTGCTAGGGGCTGTGGCACCAAACGCGGTTGCAACGCGGATGCTGATCTCACACAGGCGTGTGCCTGCGGGGATACGCATGAACCGGATAACGTCAGCCGTGGCTGCGGAAGCCGTGCAGGTCACCTTGCCGTCGTACACCACTGCGCCGGGGATACCGGTCAACACCGGTTTGCTATTCAAATCAAGGGGTGAGTAGGTAGCCATGTAGGTTCTCCAAAAGAGGTTGAGGTCGAGCCGGGATTAACCCGGCCCGGGGTCATCAGTAGTTGGCGTAGGTGTCGAGCACGATCACGCCGTGGTCGGTCTTGGTGGTGGTGCCGCTAGAGTTCGCATAGTTGAACTGCAGCTTGGTCTTGCCACCCATGCAGTCAGCCGCTCCTCCT